ACCCGAGTTTGAAAACTTTGATAGTATACTAAACAATTTTGATGCATTCTGCGATGCCTTTGAAACTCGCGCCGCAGAGGCATTTATGAGAGGAGATAACAGTAATGGAAACGTCGTTAGAAAAGCTACAGAAAAACTTGGAGGAGAAACTCCTAGTGCTGTCGCAGAGATTAGAGAACCTGGAACAGAGGGTGACTCAGTTGGAGAGACCGACGATTGCGTATAGACGCCCGACAGGGAAAGAATACGAAACTTTGTCAGACACTCTGGATTATCTGCATAATAATGTAGAAGGAGTTAAAAAAGATTTACTAACAATTGCAAGAGCAGTCTAATGGCAGTACCCTGGATAAATCTCTTGGCACCAAACATGGGCGGTATAGGACCAATACAAAATCCAGACCGCCCTCGGATTGCCCAGCTAAAAGCAAAAAACGGTGTTCCATTTTATGCGGGTAGATTTTATCCAAAAAATTCTCAAACTCTTTTGCAGAACATATTAGGACTAGGGATATTCTCTGAAATTCCACCATGGTATACTTGGGAAAATATTCCATTATCTCAAATATGGATGGTAGCGAATTTCGAAGACGAACGTATCATATCCACACAGACTTCTATTGAAAGAATTGACGTATGGCCTCGCATAGAAGGCGATGACTTACCCCCATGGGAAAACACACTTCGAGATGAAAGGGCGCAGGAAGACGGGTGGGGGAAGATTACAGGTGTGAGTGGTACGGGATCAGTTTCGAACGTACTTGATGACTCTGTATTAGTTACTCAAAGTATAGGAGGACCACTTTTCCTTCAAGGATATGTGGGGATATCTGGCATCTCTGGAAGAGTTTCTGAATATGGATTTTATGATCAAGAGTTACATATTATTAATGGGCAGCGTTATGGTCAAGATTTGCGTACTGTTGCACAATCTCAAGGATATGATCCTAACAATTACTATGAGTCAGTTAGAATCCGTAATGATGGTGCTTGGATTAAAAAATCAACTTCACTACCATCGGATGGTATTTTGAAACTTGATGATGATGACGCAGATGGATATCCACGCTTACAGGGACCTGGGGAGTGGAAAAACACCGATTACCCTGCGCTCCGAACGGATTATAGAAATTGGGTGAATAGAAGATATGAAGATTCAAAAACTGTTGGAAATCCACAGTGGGACTTTCATACGCAGTGGTATGGAAACGAACGCCTACAACCAAGAGCAGGTCTAATTATGGGGTTTAAACCATCAAAACTGGATTGTATCGTGTATACAATTAAAGTATCATGTATATCGGTTATAGTTCCTGATGATCCTACTCCAGATAGTGTAAAGCAAGCATTAGAATTTTATAGCAACGAAGCAGTAGAAACTTTAGGAGCTAATTTGTTTAATAATATTTGGTATTTCTATTGGCCGATTCGTTTCAACGGTAATCCACAAGGAGATCGAGCAGATTATCTATTGAAAAGAGCAGGAATAAATAAGCTTAGTAATTCAGAATACGTTCCGTCAAATATATGAAACCTTTTGGATTAGCAGGTCAGGGTTTTTATGGCACACATGATATTCACATTCCGCCAACTTTTAACACACCAGGAGTAGCATACTCTCCAAATGTAAAAGTCAACGGATTGTTTGTGCATCGTTTAGGTGATAAATCAGAAGAGCACACTATTCCACCGCCTTTACCACCAACATATCATCCAGAATTTATTGTTGATGGAATTTATGATAGTGTTCTAGTTAATGGAAGACCAGTTGCTCCTCTTGGGGCATCAGTAACAAATACTGGAAAAGTTTTACTTGGCAGTTATTCTGTGTTTATTGGGGGAGGAACTTCAACTCCACCAGCTGCAGTAGCTAACACTCCATCTGTTGTCAAAATTAGTCCCAGGGCAGCTGGTGCTGCTCGTAACGGACATGTTATTGATAAAAATCTTAACGATATTCCTTGGGAACTTTTTACTGGTAATCCAGAAGATGTGTTATAATATAAAAGTAATTTAATTACATTCTATGGCAAAATCAAAAATCGGTCTTACAAAACCAACCTACATCGAAGGAGCACCGAAAAAAACAAGACAAGGACGTTCTATACATACACACCTAGGTGCAAGTTCACGTAATGGTCGTAAGAAGCGTTATCGTGGTCAGGGTAAAGGTTAAATAAATATTTGAGAGATAGCAACCTCTCTAAAAGTTCTGGAAACAGAATTTAGAGAGGTTTTTTTATATGGGACTATTTCCAGTAGATAAAAGTAATGATTTTATTGAAGAAGGCATGACTTTGATTACTGAAACTGATAGTGAAAAGTATTTGAAGCAGCATAAAAAAATGAAAAGGAAAGAGGAACTTTATCCTATTCCAGAAGATCGCTATAGTAAGGCATGTGGCGGTGCTGGTGGATTTGATGATTTTGTAGAACGTTGGCACGAGTGAATAAATAATAGCAGCCTTGCTGTGTCTAAATGCCTGAGTTTCAGACGTTCAAAGATTTGAGCGTTACTTTTAAGAAGCACCCAGTTACCGATGATCTTGTCACGGTAAAGGATAAAGCTGCGATCACACAATCAATTGTCAATTTACTCCTTACTAGTAAGGGTGAAAGAGCATTTCAACCAAATTTGGGATCATCAATTTATAGTACACTATTTGAACCATTAGATTATGGTACAGCAGCCATGATCAAAGGTGAAGTTACTGACGTAATACAGCGTTATGAAATTAGAATTAATATTCTTGAGGTTAGAGTTGTTCCAGATTTTGATTCTAATGGTTATTCAGTTGAATTAGTATATTCGATTCGTGGTAGAGAAGACACACCAGTAGCTATCGAATTCTTCTTAGAGCGTACTCGATAATGCCATACACCCAACTTGCTAATCTAGATTTTACAGATATCAAGACTGCTCTGAAGGAATATCTTAGAGCTCAGTCAGATTTTTCTGATTATGATTTTGAGGGTTCGGCATTATCGAATCTTCTTGATGTACTCGCCTATAATACTTATTATACGGCGTTCAATACAAATATGGTAGTCAATGAACTATTCATTGATTCTGCCACCTTGAGGGACAACGTAGTAGCGATTGCGAAGCAATTAGGATACAGACCCAAGAGTGCTACGTCTCCTACTGCTTACATTTCATTTAGTGTAACATATGCCAACCCAACAACAGATACACAATTGATTCTAAAGAAAGGAACGGGATTCGTTACTTCTTATAATAATATAGCATATAACTATGTTGTTTTAGATGATGTCAAAGCGCAAGTTGCTAATAATACTGCAGTATTTACAAATGTTCTTCTCAGAGAGGGAACTCAACTTACAGCAACGTTTACTGTAAACACTACAACCAAATCACAAAGATTTATATTAGACAACCCAAATATTGATACTAATACTATCAGAGTCAAAGTATTTCCATCAGGTGGATCTTTCTCTGAACCATATCTAGTATCTGATAATATCCTTGGGGTTGATAGTACATCAAAGATATTTTTCTTGAATGAGATTGAAGATGAAAGATATGAACTAATTTTTGGTGATGGTATTCTTGGTAAAAAATTAGAAAATAATACTATTGTAGAAGTTTCTTATCTATTGACATCAGGACCAGAATCAAATGGTGTAAAAACTTTTGTATATTCTGGAGTTTTGGAAAATCAAAACAATGCTAATCCTGCTCAGTTTAGTATTACTGTAGATTCTACTGTTGCTTCATCTGGTGGTGAAAACATTGAGTCTACAAAAAAGATCAAGTTTAATGCTCCAAAATCTTATGGTACACAAGATAGGGCAGTAACATCTGAAGACTATTCAGCTATTGTTAGAAATATTTACCCATCAACTAGTGATGTGATTATTTTTGGCGGAGAAGATCAAGTTCCACCACAATACGGTAAAGTTTTTATTGTTCTAAAACCAAATGATGCTGCATACCTGACAGCACTTACAAAAAAAGAAATTATTTCACAACTAAAAAAATATGTTGTTGCTTCAGTAGAACCAGTAATTGTAGATCCATCAATTTTATATGTTGAATTAAACAGTAAAATTTATTATGATGGTTTTATTACTTCAGATACTCCATCTCAAATTAGAGATAAAGCAATAACAAATTTACAAAACTATATTGCAAATTCTGATATTGAAAAATTTAATGGAAAATTTAGATATAGTAAAATTGTTGGCGTAATTGATGATTCCGATAAAGCAATCAATTCAAATATTACAACAGTTACAATGAGAAAGGATTTTTATCCACAACTCAATTCGACTTTCTATTATGAGATATGTTATCAGAATGCATTTGATAAAGATTGTGAAGATCCCGCTCTTTCCACTACTGGATTTAGGGTTACAGAATATCCAAATTTTGATGTGTATCTTGAAGATAGGGATGGCAAAATAGTACTATATAGTAAAGATGCTCTAACTGGTGAAAAAGTTATTCGTAACAAGGAAGTTGGCGATATTGATTATGAAAAAGGTGAATTAAAAATATATAATCTCACTATTATTAAAGGTAGTTTCTTTGATAATAGAATTTCGGTAAGAGTAAAACCGCTGTCTAATGACATCCAAGCATTCCGTGAGGTATATTTGGATATTGATATTCCAAACTCATCCTTTAGTGCATACAAAGAGTAAATAAATGGCAGTCAAGACCAAAAGAATTTCTACTCTTATTGAATCACAGCTTCCAGAGTTCATTTCTAATGAATATGAACTCTTTAGTAAGTTCATATCGAAGTATTACGAATCTCAAGAAGTACAAGGCGGACCGCTTGATATTATCAGTAATATTCAAAAATATCTAGATATTGATTACTATGAGAAATCTTTGCTGAAGCAAAATACTATTTTGACAGCAAGTATTAATAATAATGTTACTACTATCGAGATTGAAGATGCTTCTGGATTTCCTGATAAAAATGGATATGTAAAAATTAATAATGAAATTATTTTTTATGAGGAGAAGACAAATAATACTCTATTGAATTGTTCTAGAGGTGTTAGTGGGAATATTTCACTTGGAGACCTTTACGAGAAATCTAATTTTGTTGGTACAACTTCATCAAATCATTCATCTGGTGATTTAGTACTAAACGTTAGTAATTTATTTTTATATGCTATTATTAGAAATTTTGAATCACAATACCTTGGATCATTCCCAGAAAAATATCTACATGGCGAAGTAGATAAAAGAACTCTGATAAAAAATATTCAAAAGTTTTATAAAGCAAAGGG